TCTATGCCGGCTTTTTCACTTTTCATTTGATTACCATATTTTACAATATCATCACAAATACGTTCAGGGATAACTGATTTAAAATAATAGTAAGAATTTATTAAATTCATAATTTTTAATTCCAAGTAATTTTAACATTTTTTATTCTGTACCAACAAGGAATTGTATATCTTTCTCCCTCTGTTATAGTATTAACGCCATGTATTATTTGATTTCCTTCAAAACTTATTAATTTATTCTTTTCGGGTTTAATAATTTTATCCCCAACCATTGTTTCTCCACCACTAAAATTATCATTTAAATATAATATACTGGTGTAAGGATGAAATGGAAAATCTTTGTGTTTATCTTGAAATTCATTTTTTGGCCATTTAACTATTTCAAAATAATTAATTTCATAATTTTTATTTATGCTTTCAATATGTTTATTTAAAATAAAATAAACATCGTCAATTAAAGAGTTTTTAGGCATTTTCATAAATTGAAGCACCTCTGTTTCTCTATGTTTTTTACTATAAGAATTATCTAAATTAAAATTTTCTTTATGAAAATTAATTAAAGAATTTGATTCTTTATCAGAGATAAAGTTATGTATTTCTTTCATTATACCACACTAAATAAATATGTTTATTCTGGGGGTCTATATCCTGTCAATGCTGTTGCTTCTTCTTGTGAAAGTCCTAAATCTAATAATTTTTGATTACCTGTTGCTTTAGATGCTTCTCTAGCTTCTTTTGCTGCAATTTGTTCAGCAGTTGGTGATAAAGTATCTATAAAATTTGTACCATCATATTCAAAACCAATTTTAACTGTGTCATCACAGTCCATCCAAGTACATGAAGAATGAACTGGAAAATCATTTTCTTGAACGTCTATTACTTTATTTTCAGAATCTAATAATGCTCTCATTATGCGTACTCCTCTACTACAACTATTCCAGCACCACCGGAACCACCACCTCTAGTTGTCGGTGGTTGATTAGAGGATGTTCCTCCTCCGCCACCGCCATTTGAACCGTCTTGACCAGTATTTCCCATTACTCCTGCACCACCGCCGCCAAAAAAAGTATTACCTCCTTGGCCACCTCTTTGTTCACCTGGGCCAAATTCATTTCCGCCAATACCAGGACCACCTCTTAAATTATATGTACCACCAATACCAGATCCGCCACCTACACCAGCAGGTGCAGAAAAACCTCCTGCTTCAAGTCCAGCACCACCGCCAGAAGCTGACAATAAAGAACCAAAAGATGAGGTACTACCTGAACTTTGTCCACCTCCACCAGCTCCAATAGTTACAGTTTCACTTGAAATTGAACTTGCGTCTAAAATTTCAATAGCAGTTCCACCACCACCTCCACCAGATCCTTGTTGGTTAATTTTAGCATTGGGACAGTTTCCACCGCCACCACCACCGCCAGTGCAAATAACTTTAATTGTATTTATTCCAGAAGGTTTATTGTAAGTCCCTGATGAAGTAAATACTTGAATAGATTGTAATCCACCTCCTGCTGCTGCAAAAGATAAAACACCTGATCCGTTTGTTTTTAAAAATTGATCTGCTGATCCATCTGCAGTTGGATAACTTAAACCATCAAGAACAACTGCCCCTGAACCTTTTGGAGTTATAGCAATACCAATATTAGTATCTCCACCAGATGCAGTAAATGTAGGTTTGTTTCCGGTAGCTGCGTTTGCATAAGTTATTTCGTTAACTGCTGAACTTGTTGCAGTTAATTTAAATAATTCATTTCCATTAGTATCTAAAATAGAAGTACCAATTTTAGGTGATGTTAAAGTTTTGTTTGTTAAAGTTTGTGTTCCTGTAAGAGTTACATCTCCGTTTGCAGTTGAAAAACCTGTATCAAAAACACCTGTGTTTGTTGCAACACCATCTGAATAAAGTATTTTAAATCCTTTTTCTCCTGCTCCCCAAGTGACCGTTGCACCCGAACCAGATATTGCTTTTATTTGAACTGTTGGAGTACCTGAACCATCTGTAGTAGCATTATTAATAATGTAGAAATTTTCCATGTTAACAGGAAGAGTAACAACTTGGTTACCTGTTATAGATCCTGTAAGTTTTATAATTCTGTTTTGAGCTTTACCTGTTAATGCTCCATCAGCTACAAGAAGGTTAGTAGTTTGTGCACCACCTGCAATTGATTGTTCTACATATCCACCAGAAATTTGTTCTACTAGATTTAAGTTTGCGTTAGTTTTTGTTCCCCAAGTACCGGCATTTTCACCGGTTGCCATTAGCTCTATACCGAGCTCTGAAAAAGTTGATGCCATAATTTTTGTCTCCTAAATGTTGTATTTATATATTCTATTAAGCTTTAAGTCAAACATGTTATGCAGGTGTTTTGGTTGTATATCCTGTAGTATTTTTTGGTGTTTTGGTTGTATATCCCGTACTATTTTTAGGTGTTAACGTGTGGTAATATTTTAAAATAATACCAGAATCGTTTAAAGTTGTAGTGGCTGTTTGACCTAAACCACTTAAACTGGCTATGGTTAATTGAGTTGTAGTAAGAGCGCCTACGGTACTTGTAGATGACTGACCAGCTAACAATGCCGGAGTTATATTTTCTATTGTTAAAGATCCTAAAGATGTTGATGCAGAAACACCTGCTATACCAATAATAGGGTTAGATGAAATAGTTATAGCACCTACTGCAGTTTGTGCAGATAAACCTGTTATACCTATTACATCTGCAGGAGATATACTCCCTACTGCACTTGTAGCTGATAGACCAGGTAAACCTACTGAATGATCATCAACTGATAATAAACCTGGACTTGATTGTAAACTTAATCCAGATAACGTAAGTGAAACATCTGATTTAGTGCTTAAAGATCCCGCAGCAGTTTGAGCGGATAATCCTGTAAGACCCATTATCTGATCATCTGGACTTAAAGATCCAACACTAGTTGTTGCAGATAAACCGGATAAATTAAATACAGCTGAGTTAACAGTACCCCAACCATTTTCTCCCCAATCTAAAGTACCCCAACCTGGTTGTACTTCTATAAATTCACTTGGTATATTTAAAGATGTAGTTGCTGTTAAACTTGGAAGTATAACATCAATAGCAGATTCTCCCCAGTTTTCAGCACCCCATGTATCAGAACCCCAACCTGTTTCGTTAAAAGATTCTACTGATCCAACTGTAGATGTAATTGATAAACCGGTTAAAGAAATCAGAACTTCGGTTTGAAGACCGTAACTATTTTGACCCCAGGTGGTTCCGGTTTGGTTCCAAGTGTTAGCCATAAGGATTTACTCCCTATGCTATCTGAACGATTGCGTTGCCTGCAGTTTGAGCTGGGAATTGAACTGTGAATGTGCCGCTTGTTACAGTTTTATCTGCACCAAAATTAATTGCACAAACACTTCTGTTTGTTGTGAATCCTGTAACTGCTGTTGAATTATAAATTAAACAACCTCTTGCTGTAAATGAAGCTGAAGTAAAACTAACATCATTAAATTTTACACACGCTGTGTCACCAGATAAAACTGGATCAGCTGATGGTGTTAATGCTGTTCCGCCTGCAGTGTAACCAGTGTTTGACGCGCCGCCGTCTGTTTGACTTTGGCTAACTTCAAGTGTGTTAGTTGGAACTGCATTAGCAGATGCAGGTGCAGTGTATTGAGTTGTTGATTTACTTAGTGAAGCTGAGTCACTTGAAAATAAAGCTAATTTATATGCGTTACCTGTTGGTGCGCCACTAGCATCATTGAAATTGTGACCACCTTGTAAAATTTCTACTTTAAAAGAATTACATATTGCTGATGTTATTGTCATAAAATTTTATCTCCTGTTACTGAGGCGCTGACTCGATTGGAATTCTAATTGTACCATCCGTGTAATCGTCTCGTCTTCTTCTTCCAACTTGCATTGCTGCAAACTTTTGTAGTTCTGTTTTATATCTATTTTCATATAGTGTCAACATGTCTGTTGGACCTTTTAAAAACATGTATGCTTCTACTAAACATGCATATAATAAACCTTGTGGAAAGTAATTACTTAGATAAGTATTAGAGTTACCATCACCACCAGAACCTAAACCTACAGGCATAGCATTATAATGTATAATATATTGATAGTTTTGATCTGGCGTAGGAGCTACAAATATAGCACCTGAAGTAGCTGTGCTAGCTCCTGTTGTTGCACCACCAAACATAGAATAGTATTTAGGTAATCCCTTAACATTTTGACCTGTAGCACCACCAGAAGGTCCTGTTGCTTCTCCTACATATTCCGTAATAAAAGTTTGATCACGTCTTTCTAACCAGAATCCTTGATCTGTAGTAACTGTTGTAGAATTAAAAACTTGAACTCCTCTAACAAATAAAGCTTTTGTAGGAACTGTAATACTATTAAAGTTTTGTGCAAATTGTGCTTGCGCTTGAACTCTATCTGAGTCCATTGGAAGATCTAAATTAATTCTATTTTGTGCAGCCATAATAAATCCATCTAGAATAGTTGTAGTAAATACAGTAGATCCAACTTCAGTATAATCTTGAATAGCTTGTTTTAATGTGGTGTAGTTATAACTTGTAAGTCCTGACATAATTAAGCTCTATCATTTACGGGTCCAATTGTACACTGAAAACCGCCTCCTGTTGCTGTGCTTCCAGCATTAGATACTAAAGGCACTGTTATAGAATTAAAT